CTCGCATGACTGAGCCGACCGGAACGACCGGTCATCCCGCCGCCGGCGCGCGGCGAGGGCAGAAAAGACTCACTCATGCCGCGTTCTCAATCTCGTTTGCACGTTAAGGTTGACGCTTGCCTATGGCTTCTGGGCGGGCATCGCCTGGTCTGCGGCGATTCAACCGATCCCGAAACAGTCGCGCTCGCGCTTGACGCTGCGTCGCCGCGGCTGATGGTGACCGATCCGCCTTACGGCGTCAGCTACGATCCCGCCTGGCGCGACGATCCGCGTCTGAAGCCGTTCATCGGCGAGAAGCGCGCGAAATGCGCGACCGGCAAGGTCTGGAACGACGATCGCGCCGATTGGCGCGAGGCTTGGGCGCTATTCCCGGGCGACGTCGCCTATGTCTGGCATTCGTCGCTGCAACACGGCGTCGTCGAGCGGGGGCTCAACGAGGCGGGCTTCGTCATTCGCTCGCAGATTGTCTGGGACAAGGGGCGGCTGATCATCTCGCGCGGCCACTACCACTGGCGGCACGAGCCTTGTCTCTACGCGGTGCGCAAAGGCCGCACCGCCGGCTGGACCGGCGATCGCCGCCAGGTCACCGTCTGGCAGATCCCGCATCGGCGCAACGACAGCGGCCATGCGGCGCAGAAGCCGATCGAATGCATGTTGCGCCCGATCCTGAACCACACGGCGCCCGGCGATTGGGTCTACGACCCATTCGTCGGCTCGGGAACGACGATCCTGGCCGCCGAGAAATCCGGCCGACGCTGCGCGGCGGTCGAGATCGATCCCGATCATTGCGCCACCGTCATTGCGCGCTGGGAGGCGATCTCGGGCGATCGCGCGCGCCGCGTCTGAGCGCCGTTGCTGGCCTCCGGGAATGATGATTATCGGAGGTCAGACGCTGCGCACGCTTGGTCCCACGGTCAGGGCCGCCGACCTGCGTATCGTTCGGCCGCCGCCCAAGACGGCCGATCCATTCTATTCGACATTGGAGTGGCGCACGCTGCGCCACGCCTGCCTGGTTCGCGACGGCTTCCGCTGCACCGCGCCTGACTGCGACCACACCGCCATTGTCGCCGACCATATCGTGAGCCGTCGCGACGGCGGCCGCGACGAGCTCGGCAATCTGCGCTCCCTGTGCCGGCTGCACGACAACAGGGTCAAGGAAGACCACACCGGGGCCCGGCGCGGCCGGCGAGGGTAGGGGGTTTAATTTTCCGAGGCCAGCTCCCGCTGCAACCGGACTCCCCCGCACGCGCAAAAAACTTCTCGATTTGAAATCTTGAATTCGAGGCGGAGTTTCAAGTTTGGCCTGGGGCGGCGCGCGAAAGGGAGCAGGGCGCAAGGCGAAAGCGCCGTCGGCCGCCGACCCCGCTCCGCCCTCTGTCGAACCTACGGCCGCCGTCGATCTCGACCCGCTGCCTCCGGCGCTCTCCGACAAGAGCGCCGCTGAGATCCTCGACGACGTCGCGCGCCGCCTCTACGCCTGCGGCAACCTCGTGGAAGCCTCCAAGGCCGCCGCCCGCGCCGAAGCCGCTCGCGCCCGGGCTGCGGCGGCCAGCCAGACCCCCGGCAAGCGCCAGCAGCGCCAGGACGCCGCCGAGCGCGCCTCCTCCGGCCGCTTCGCGCCTCCGCCGCCGCCGGGACCGCGCCCTAATTGAAACCGCTGATCGCCTCGACCGCGTGCCTCGATTGGGAACGCCGCATCGTCGCCGGCGAGAGCCTGGTCCCGCCGCCGCTGTTTCCCGCCGAGGCGGAGGATGCGCTGGCGATGATGCGCAGCCTGCGCATCGTCGACGCCCCGGGCGAACCGACCTTCGGCGAGGTCGCGCGCTCCTGGGTGTTCGATTTCGCCGCCAGCGTCTTCGGAGCCTATGACGCGACGACCGGCCGCCGCATGATCCGCGAATTCTTGCTGCTGATCAGCAAGAAGAACGGCAAGTCCACCGTCGCCGCCGCGATCATGGTCACCGCGCTTCTGCGCAACTGGCGACGTAGCGGCGAATTTTACATCCTCGCGCCTACGATCGAGGTCGCCAACAACAGCTTCTTCCCCGCCCGCGACATGATCAAGGCGGACCCGGAACTCGACGACCTGCTCCATCTCAAAGAGACGGAGCGCACGATTATCCATCGCGGCACGGGCGCGCTGCTGAAAGTCGTCGCCGCCGACGCCGAGACTGTCTCGGGCAAGAAGGCGATCGGCGTCTTGTTCGACGAGCTCTGGCTCTTCGGCAAGCGCGCGAACGCCGACAACATGATCCGCGAGGCGATGGGTGGCCTGGTGAGCCGCCCCGAAGGCTTCGTCATCTATCTGACGACGCAGAGCGATGAGCCGCCCGCCGGCGTCTTCAAGTCGAAGCTGCAATATTTTCGCGACGTCCGCGACGGCAAGATCGTCGACCCGAAGTCGCTCGGCATGCTGTTCGAATTCCCGCCGGCGATGGTGAAGTCGCAGGCCTATCTCGAACCCGAAAACTTCGGCGTCACCAACCCGAACCTCGGCCTCTCGGTCGATCCCGAATGGATCGCCGAGGAACTGGTCAAGGCGACGCACGCCGGCGACCAGGCACGCAACGTCTTCCTGGCCAAGCATCTCAACGTCGAGATCGGCATGAACCTGCGCGCCGACCGATGGGCCGGCGCCGATTTCTGGCCGCAATGCGCCGACCCGACGCTGACGCTGGAGAGCCTGCTCAGGCGAGCCGAATGCGTGACGATCGGCATCGACGGCGGCGGCCTCGACGATCTCTTAGGCCTCGCCGTCGTCGGCCGCGAGGCGCAGACAAAGCGCTGGCTCGTCTGGGGCCGCGCCTATTGCCGCATCAGCGTCTTCCGCCGCCGCAAGGCGATCGCCGCCGAACTGCTGGATTTCGTCAAGGACGGCGACCTCTGGGTCTATGACGGCGAAGGCCGCATGGCGCCGGAAGAGATCCTCGTCGCCATGGACGAGAAGGCGGCCCCTGCGCCGCCGCCCGCGCCGCGCGAGGAGGGCGCGCCCGTGGAGCTCGCGCCCGACATCGCCGCCCTGGTCGAGGTCGTCGGCGAAGTGCTCGCCTCGGGCAAGCTGGCGATCGTCGGCATCGACACGGCTGGCGTCGGCCTCATCGTCGAGGGCCTGAAGACGATCGGCGTGCAGGAAGAGGAGGCGCCTGGCGCGCCGCTGACCGGCGTGCGCCAGGGCTACATGCTCATGGGACCGATCAAAACCTCCGAGCGCATGCTCGCCGACCAGACGCTCGTCCACGCCGGCCAGCCGCTGATGAGCTGGGCGGTCGGCAATGCCCGCACCGAAGCCAAAGGCAACGCGGTGATGATCACCAAGGCGCTCGCGGGCGTCACGAAGATCGACCCGCTGATGGCGATGTTCAACGGCGTCGCGCTCATGTCCACGAACCCCGAGCCGGCCGGCGGCGGCCCCAGCGTCTACGAAGACCGCGGCTTCCTGGTTATCTGAAGGACCATCCATGCCACCCTACGCCCAGCACGAGGCCGAGGTCCCCGCGGCCGCCGCCGCCGCCGCCGGCTATGTCATCCGCAAACTTCCGGCCGGATGGATCATCGAGAAGCGCGCGGGCCCTCATTTCGAGAACACCCCCGTCGCCGGCTTCGGCACGCTCGTCGAGGCGCTTGCCTTCCTCGACCAGGCGCTCGCCCGCTACGAGCCGCCCGCCAGCGCTTGAGCCTTCAGGCCCGCTTCCCCGCCGCCTACGCCGCGCTGAATCGCGGCCAGCCGGCCGAAACCGCCAAGGCCGCCGTCGCCGCCGGCGCCGCCGCGCTGCCCGCCGCCGGCTATCTGCCGACGCTCGGCGCGACGCCCTCCGCCTCCGGCCTGCTGATCAGCCAGGGCACGGCGATGGCGGTCGGCGCGGTCTACGCCTGCGTGACGATCCGCTCTCAGGACGTCGCCCGCTGCACCCCGCGCCTGTTCCGGCGCGACAAGGCGACCGGCAAGCGCGTCGAGGTGAAGCCCGACGAGCATCCCGTCGCGAGCTTTTTCCGCCGGCCGAACGCCTATCAGACCTGGTTCGAATTCGCCGAGCAGATGACGGCGGCGAAGCTGCTGCGCGGCAATGCCTACGCCGTGATGCGCTTCGACAGCCGCGGCCGCCTGCGCGACATGATCATCGTCAACCCCGACGCCGTGCTGATGCTGGAGAGCTTCGAGGGGCTGATCTTCTACAACGTCAACCGCATCGGCCTCTGGCAGACCGCGATGTTGCGCGACTTTCCGTCCTCGATCGCCGCGGAGGACATGTTCCACCTGCGCGACCTCACCTTCAACAGCCTCGTCGCGCTGTCGACGATCGGCATGGCGCGCGACGCGATCGGCGTCGCCATGGGCCTCGAGCAGCAGGCGGCCCGCCTCATGCAGAACGGCTCGCGGCCGAGCGTCATCCTGCAAGCCAAGAACCGCATCACGCCCGAGGCGGCCATGCGCCTCAAGCAGCAATGGCGCGATCTGACCGCCGGCATCCAGAACACCGGCCAGACCGCCGTGCTCGAGGAGGGCATCGAGGCAAAGCCGATGCAGATCACCTCGGTCGACAACGAATTCATGGCGCAGCGCAACTTCCAGGTTCAGGACGTCTGCCGTTTCTATCGCGTGCCGCCTTTCAAGCTCGGCCTGGTAGAGCTGCGCGGCCTCAACATCGATCAGATCAACCAAGATTACGTCAACAACACCGTCATGCCGGACCTGCACCGCTGGGAGCAGAAGCTCGTGCAGGCGTTCGACCTCGATTCCCAGGATCTTGAGGTCTCCTTCGACGAAACCGTGCTGCTGCGCGCCGACATCACGACGCGCTACACCGCGGCGCGCATCGCCCTGGGCGGCGGCGCCTTCGTGACCGTCAACGAGGTGCGCGCCGGCGAAGGCCTGCCCGACGTTCCCGGCGGCGACGTGGTGACGCGCCCCGTCAACATGGCGACGCTCGGCTCCGACGTGACGGGGACGGCGCCGGATGGGGCAGGGCGACCCGCGGCGGCCGAAGGCGGCGCGGGCGGCGCCGACAATGTGCCGTCGCCGAACGCCAGCCAGGCGGCGCAGGCGGACGACGAAGACGTCAGCACCGTCGGCGGCGCGGCGGCCGCCGTGCTGCAGAAGGTGGGGCTGGCGATATGAGGGGATTTCCGGAGCGCGTCGATGCTGAATTGCAAGGATGCGCGCGGCGCGCCGCCGATGCCCAGGGCGACGAACTACTCGAAGCCATCCGCGAAGAGACGACAATTATGTCTGCGCCCTGCAATTCGATCGGCGTCAAGATACGTGACGACTTGCTGATTTACCGGCGCATCTATTTGACCAGGAGTGGGCGCCGGATCGTTGCCGAGGTGGAGGCGGGGGCGCCGAGATGAACCGACGCTCGTTTCTTCAAGCGCTTGGCCTCACGCCGATCGCCGCGGGCATCGCGCCTACATTCGTTGCTGCGTTGCCGGCGAAGGCAGGCAAGTTGGCGAGGGTCGCCGAAGCGCGCGCTGGCGGCTTCATGGTTCCCTCCGGTCACGCGCGGGACGCGGCGAAGATCTTCGCGCGCCAGCGGACATTCTCGCTCGATGAGATCACGCGAGTCTATCGCGTCCCTCCGGAGGCGCTGACGTGACCGAAGACATCCGCAAATTCGCACTCTCGGCCGTCTCGACCGAAGGCCTCGCCGACAAGCGCCAGGTGCTGGTGCGCATCTCCTCCGAGGGCGTCGACCGCCAGGGCGACATCGTCGTCCAGGCCGGCCTCGACACGCGCTCGTTTATGGGCACCGGCGGCACTGTGCTTTGGGGACACGATCCCGACCAGCCGATCGCCCGCTGCGTCTCGATCGAGCGCGTCGGGCAGGAGACGCGCGCGCTCGCGCAATTCCCCGAACACGGGGTCTCCGCCAAGGCCGACGAGATTTACGGCCTCATCAAGGCTAGCATCATTTCGTCGTCCTCGATCGGCTTCCGCTCGCTCGAACGCGAGCCGATCGATCCCAAAGACCCCTGGGGCGGCCAGAAATTCCTGAAGACCGAGCTGATGGAGTTCAGCTTCGTCAGCGTCCCCGCCAACGCCGACGCCACCGTCATCGCCCGGCAGGCCGGCGGGGGCGCCCATTCCGACGAGACCAAGATGAGCCAAGCCAAGGTCAAATTCGCCGACGAGATCGCATGGTTGCTCGCTGACGACGCCGAAGCCGCGCGCGACCCCGTCTCCTACGTGAAGCGCCTGATCGAGGCGGAGAAGGGCGGCCGCGTCCTCTCGGCCGCGAACCTCGAGCATGTCAAAGGCCTCGAAAAGTGCCTCGCCGCGATGACCGAATGTCATCAGAAGGCGCTCGACAGCCACGGCCAGACGCAGGCGCAGCTTCAGGCCTTCTCCGAGCAGCTCAGCGCGGCCGCCGAGCACGCCAAGTCGCTGAAGGAATCCGCGCGCAAGAAGCCGAAGCCGGAAGACGCCGAGGACGATGGCGACGATGACGGCGGCGACGAGGATGATGGCGCGGACGATGGCGACGACGACGTCGAGCTCGCCGCCGCCGTCCGGCGCAAGAACCTCCTCGCCATTGCCGAGCTGACAGCGCGTTGACCGCCTTCGACCCCTACGCAGAGCTCGACGTCGACCGCGACGCGCCGAAAGAGCAGATTCGCCGCGCCTTCCGCGCCAAGGCGAAGCGCGCCCATCCTGACGCCGGCGGCTCCCGCGACGAATTCGAGCGGCTGAAGCGGGCCGCGCTGGTGCTGACCGACGATCGCCGCCGCGCGCGCTTCGATTCCGCCGGCGTCGTCGACGACTCGCCCGACGATACGCAGGGGCAGGCGCGCGGGCTCCTCGCCGCCAAGCTGCTCGAACTGCTCGCCGGCGCGGAAGACCCCTTGACCTTCGACGCCATCGGCCGTCTGCGTTTCGAGCTTCGCAAGCGCCGCAGTGAGCTCGTGGCCCAAATCGCCAAAGTCAGCGCCGGGGCAAAACGGGCCGAGGCGCTGAAATCGGCGCTGCGCGGGCGCAAAGGCAAGGCGATCGTCGAGGCGTTGCTCGGCGATCATCTCGCCAAGTTCCGCCAAGCGGTCGGCGAGGGCGAAAGCCAAGTCGCCGTCGTCGACGCGGCGATCGAGATGCTTCGCGACGTCGAGGTCGATTTCGCCGTTGGCGCTTCGCCCTTCAGCGATCTCGCTCAGGCGGCCACGCGCGCGTCTTTCCACTGGCGAAGTGTTTAGCCTCGCCTTTCTCGCTCTAAACGACTTCCGCACCACGCGGAGAACGCCCCCCACACGCCCTTGGGCAAGGCCTGCCGCAGCGTCGTGACGACGCCGCATCCCCGCGCCGCGCGCTGTGAAGCGCCAGGCCAGATGGAGCCCCCTCGCATGTCTATCCATCAGCTGCGCGCCAAGCGCGCCGCCGCTCTCGATCCGCTCAACGCGCAGCGCGACGCCGAATTCGCCAAGTTCAAGGCGCTCGGCGAAAAGGCCGATTTCGACGTCCAGAAGGACCAGCCGGAATTCGATCGCCTGAAGGGCGTGCTCGTCGACCTCGACGCCAAGATCAAGGCGGCCGCCGACCCCATCGACGCCGAGATCAAGCGTCACCAGGACATGCTGGAGCTCGGCCGCCAGACCGCCGCGCCGATCGGCGAGCAACCCGACGCCAGCAAGGTCTACGCCGCCGTCAAGGCCGACTATTACACGCACAAGGACGTGGCCGAGGCGCGCGGCCTGACGACCAACAAGGGCCTCGTCATCGCCGGCGTCGCCCGTTCGCTGTCGAATGCCCGAGGCGGCATGCGCGACGCCGCCGATTGGGCGGCCAGGAACTACGGCGAAGGTCATCCCGTCACCAAGGCCCTGGTGGCGGGCATCGGCTCGTCCGGCGGCTTCATCATCCCGCCCGAGTACATCAACGAGATCATCGAGCTCCTGCGTCCACAGGCGGTCGTGCGCTCGGCCAATCCGCGCACCATGCCGATGCCGCGCGGCACGATGACCCTGCCGGCGCAGACCGGCGCCGCTACCGCGAACTACGGCGGCGAGTCGAACAAGATCGCGACGAGCCAGCAAACGCTCGGTCAGATCATCGCCAGCTACAAGAAGCTGACGGCGCTCGTCCCGGTCTCCAACGACATGATGCGCTACGCCGACCCGGCCGCCGACGCCTTTGTCCGCGACGACCTGGTGAAGGTGATGGCGCTGCGCGAGGACCTGGCCTTCCTTATCAACGACGGCTCGGCAGGCACGCCGCGCGGCTTCCTCAGCTTCGCCGGCGAATACGCGGTGCAGATGGGCGGCTCGCTCGGCGCCTATCTCGCCACCGCGAATTCCACGATGGCGACCGGCGGCAACTTCATCACCTCCACCGCCAACTTCGACCTCGCCACCGTCGCAAGCGAGCTCGGCGGCGCCGTCAACAAGCTCGACACGGCGAACGTCGCCGACAGCCGCCGCGTGTGGTTCATGCACCCGAGGGCCTACAACTACCTCTTCAACGTGCAGAACTCGCTCGGCCTCTACGTCTATCGCGACGAGCTGTCGAAGGGCACGCTGCTCACCTATCCGATCAAGCGCTCGACCCAGTTGCCGATCAACATCTGGGACGCGGCCGGCTCCAACAAGGATCTGTCCTTCGTCATGCTGGTCGAGATGACCGACGCCATGATCCTGGATTCGATGACGCTCGAGCTCTTCGTCTCGCGCGAGGGCTCCTACACCGATTCCGGCGGCAACCAGGTCAACCTCGTCCAGGCCGACCAGACCCTGATCCGCGCCATCGCCGAGCACGACTTCCAGATGCGGCATCCGGCTTCGGTCGCCGTGATCCAGGGCGTCCGCTGGGCGCCCGCGATCTCGTAAGCGCGCTAGCGCGCTGACGCCCGCGAAACATCGCGGGCTTTCGCACTCCGCGCGGGAACGCCGCGCGAGTCCTGCGGCGCGCCTCCGGCGCGTGACGCCCGCGCAAAAGCGCGGGCTTTCGGAAACAGCGCCGGAACGCGGCGCGCCAGCGTCGCGTGAGCGGCGCTCGTCCTATCCCTTTCACAACGGAGGCCGTCATGGCCGACATGGTTACGCAGCGAAACATCGGCGCCTACATCACCGGCGTCACCTCGGTCGCGCCGCAGAGCTCGACGGCCCAGACGATCAACGGTTCGTCCATCGACCGCGAGGCGCGCAACATGCCGCTGTCGATGGTGTTGCACACCGTTGTCGGCGCCGACAGCGGATCGCCCTCCGCGCTCAGCGTGCAGTCGACGCTGCAGCACTCGCCCGACAATTCGACCTGGGTCAACTACCAGCCGGACGGCGCCAACGACGCGACCGCGCCGGCGCTGACGGCGGTCTCGACCGAGAACGAACTCGACATCGATCTCACGATGGCGAACCGCTACATTCGCATCAAGACCGTCGTCGGCTTCACCGGCGGCACGTCGCCGGCGATCGAGGTCGCCGCGCTCGCCATCCTCGGCGGCGAGCCGCTGCAGCCGGCGATCTGATGCCCTCCGCTCCCGTCCTCGTCCGGCTGGTGAAGCCGATGCGCGGCGCGCCGGAAGATGCGCTGCTCCCGGCCGAAATCGCCTGGGCGATGCTGGCGACCGGCGAGGCGACGAACCCGCGCGACCGCTTCGGCGCCAGCGTCGAGCCGCCGGCGTCAACCGGGCAGGGCGTTCTGTCAACCGAACCGCCCGCGAGACCGGCTGAGAAGGCCCGGTATGCCAACCGCGCCATGAAGGGCAGGGCATGAGCACGCCGTCCGCCGATCCCTTCCTCGGCCGCCAGCCCGATCTCGGCAGCCCCCTCTACACCGGCGCTTTCGCTATCACGCCCAGCTCGGCGCTGCCGTTCCCGCCGCGTGCGATCTATGTCGGCGGAGCCGGGAACATCGCCATGACCGGCATGGACGGCAACGCGGTCACTTTCTATGGCGTGACCGCAGGCTCGATCCTCCCTTTCCGCGCCGTCTCGGTTTTTTCCAGCGGCACGACTGCGACCAACCTTCTCGGCCTCTACTGATGTCGGTCGGGCGCGTCCAGACGGTCTCAACGCTGACGCCCGCGACCGCGCAATTCGGCGGCGCCTCCAAGCCGCTCGATCTCATCGACCTCGCCAGCGTCAAATGCGAGCTCGACATCGCGTCGACGGCGACCGACGCCTGGCTGTCGAAGGTCATCACCCGGCGCAGCGAGGCGATCCATCGCTTCTGCAACCGCGTGCTGCTGCTGCAGACCTATGTCGAGAACGTCTTCGGCTTCCACGATCCCTATCCCTGGCAATTGCCGGGCCGCATGGGTCCGCTGCAACTCGCCAACTGGCCGATCGCCGCAGCGCCCTCGCCCTCGGGCACGGCGCCGCCGCTTGCGGCGAGCCTAAGCAACGGCGGCGCCTCGTCGCTCGCCGCGCGCGTCTATTCCGTTCGGCTCTCCTATCTCACCGCCAGCGGCGAGACCGCCGGCGGCCCGCCCGCGCGTATCGCTTTGCCGGCGAACGGCCTCTGCACGGTCGCCGGCCCGGGCGCGGACCGTGACGGACTGGCGACCGGCTACAACGTCTACGCCGCAACCCAGCCGGGCGCCGAGACGCTGCAGAACGCCTCGCCGATCGCCGTTGACACCGCCTGGACCGAGCCCGCCTCCGGCCTCGTCGCGGGGGCCACGCTTCCGCCCTATGTGCTGGTCGCCGAGAACGTCAGCGCCCCCTACGCCGTCTCGCCGCTCGCCCCGCTGACGCTCGCCGAAGGCCGCGATTTCCTCGTCAACGCGGAAGTCGGCCAGATCGAGCGCCTCGATTTCATCGGCCGTCCCCGGCCGTGGAACGCCGTTCCGACGCAGGTGATTTATCCGGCCGGCTACACGGCCGAGACGCTGCCCTCCGACATTGAGGACGCCATCATCCAGCTCGTCAAGGCGCGCTGGTTCGCCCGCACGCGCGACCCGATGATCCGCTCGCAGAACGTCGAGGGCGTCTATTCCGCGAATTACGCCCTCGGCGCCGGTCTCGGCTCCGACAACGACCTCCCGGTTGACGTCCAGGGCATGCTCGAGCGCTATCGCCAGCCGGTGATCGCATGACGGACCCCTCCGTCGTCGCCGCCTATCGCAACGCCTTCGCGGTCAACGGCGTCGCCGTGATCGTCCAGCGCTATTCCGGCGTCGCGCCCGAGGTCAGGACGTTCTCCTCGGCGAGCGTGACGGCGATCGTGCGTCAGGTGCAGCCGGACGGGACCGCAGCGGCTCAGTCCGGTCTGGGCGCGTCGATGATGGGTGGCATCGACCAAGCCGATCGCCTTGTCATCGTCATGGCCGACGACCTCGCCGGGCAGGATTACCCTTTGCCGATCGCCAAGGGCGACCAAATTGTGCTGCCGGATTCGACGGAGATCCTCAACATCACGCGTGTCGATCCCTACAAGCGCGCGATCGCCGGCGCGATCGAGCTATTCGCGGCGGGCGTCAGCTGATGCCCATCTCCTTCGAGGTCAACGACGCTTCCGCTTTTGCGGCGCTGGACGGCGCCGATGATCGCGTCATGGACCGTTTCGCCGAACTGCTACGACCCGTCGAGCAGGCGATGCTCGACGACGCCCGCTCGCGCGCGATCGCCCATTTTCATTCGGTCGGCAAGAAGCCCGGACTCTATCTCGGCGCCTTCGCCGCCGGCGTCAGCCGCAAGGACAGCGGCGTTGTCGGCTGGCTGCGCAACGCCAACAATCTCGCGCATCTGCTGGAATATGGCTTCACGATTTCGGATCTGGTGATCGAGGCCTCTGGAGCTATGCGCTTCGACGTCGCCGGCGTCGGCGAACTCTATCGGCGTGAGGTGCATCGCCACGCGACGCCCGTGCAGGCCTATCCCGCGATTCATCCCGCGCTCGCCGCCCGCGCCGACGAAGTGCTCGCAGCGGCCGAGCAAGCCGCGAAGGGCGAGTAATGGCGACGCGCGAAGAGATCGCCACTGCGCTGCTTGCCGCCGTGCAGGCGACCGCTCATTTTACGACGACAGGCCGTCGCTGGCGCGATCCGTCGACGATTACTCCGGCGCAATCGCCCGCCTGTTTCCTCGTCATCGCGGGCGAGCAATTCGTCCGCCCATCGCCAAACCTGGCGCCGGTGCGGACGCTGAATTTCTCCGCCTTCGTCTACAACGACATAGGGCCTAATCCGAACCTCTATCCCGAGACCGCGCTCAACGCTGCGCTCGATGCGCTCGACGCCGCCCTCGCGCCGGACAACGCGCGAAGCGGTTTCTGCACGCTCGATGGCTTGGTCTTCGCCGCCTATCTAAAGGGCGAGGCGCGCCGGGCGCCGGCGGAGCTGACAGGCAAGGCCCTGGCCATCGTTCCGATCGAGGTCATCCTGCCATGACCAACCCCGTCTTCATCGCCGTCCCCAGCTACGGCGGCCAGCCGGCGGCGGAAATGACCTTCTCGCTCACGCTGGCGATGGAGGAGGCGAGGGCGATGCGTCGGCCCGCGACCTTGCGCATCCGCTCCGGCGACAGCCTGTTGACGCGCGCCCGCAACGTGCTCGTCCAGCAGTTCCTCGATTCCGGCGCCGAGATCCTGGTGTTCTGGGACGACGACGTCGCCTGCGCACCGGGCGATTTCGAGCGTCTGCTTTCGGCCGAGGCGCCCATCGTCTCCGGCGCCTATCGCTTTCGCAGCGAGCCGCTTGGCTATCCGATCCGTCCGCTGAAGGAAGGCTGGCGCGAGGCGGAGGGGCTGATCGAGGTCGAGGGCGTCGGCGGCGGCTTTCTCGCCATCACCCGCGCCGCGATCGAGCGCATGATCGCCGCGCGCCCGGGCGCATGGTTCAATGACCGCGAGGTCGGCCGCGCGCCGCTTCTGTTCGAGAACCTCGTCATCGATCACGATCTGCACAGCGAAGACTTCGTATTTTGCCGCCGCGTGCGCGACGCAGGCCTGCGCATTTTCGTCGAGCCGACGATCCAGCTCACCCATGTCGGCCGCAAGGCCTTCCAGGGCGATTTCAACCGCTGGCTCGCCCATCGCGTCAACGCCGCCGCGCCGATCGGCGCGGCCGAGGCGGCCAAAGCCCGGCTCGACGCCGCCTACGAGCGGGCGCTCGGTGCCTGATTCCCAAAGCCCCGCCGTGAGGCGGCGCATGTCCCCAAGACGGAGCCCTCCATGTACGCGCCTTTCAGCGCGGGCCGCCTGTTCGGCGTCCGCACCGACATCGCCAATCAGACGCCGGTCGAATTCGCGGCGCTGCAGAGTTGCAGCATCGAGTTCGATTTCGATCTCAAGACTCTTTCGGGCAAGAACCAGTTTCCGGTCAGCGCGGCGCGCGGCTCCGGCAAGATCCCGATCAAAGCCGAAGTCGGCGTCTTCTCCGGCGAGCTATTCAATCAGATATTCTTCGGCGCGGCGCTGACCTCGGGCGGCCTGCAGCTCGCCGCCGACGAGGCCCATGTCGTCCCGTCCACCTCGCCGTTCACCATCACCGCCGCCAATTCCTCGACCTTCAGCCAGGACGAGGGCGTCGTCTACGCCAACGGCAATTTCCTCACCTATACGACCGGCGCGCCTTCGGCCTCCGGCCAATACGAGCAGGCCGCGGGAACCTACACGTTCTCCTCGTCGGACGCCGGCGCGTCGGTGGAGCTTAACTATCTCTATACGACGACGGCGGGCCAGAAGATCGCCCTCACCAACCAGGCGATGGGCACGACGCCCTATTTCAGCGCCGTCTTCCGCAATCGCGATCCGAAGACCGGCTTCTTCACCACCTTCAAGGCGAATTGCTGCACCTCGTCCAAATTGAGCCTCAACGCCAAGATGGGCGATTTCCAGCTCGCCAGCTTCGAAATGACCGCGCTCGACGACGGGACCGGCAATATCGGCACGCTGACCTTCGGCGATTTGAACTGAGGACGACATGAGCCAAGAGACCTTTCCGCTGACGCTGGGCGGTCGCCGCTGGGAGCTGCCGCATTTTCGCTGGGGCGTCATACGCAAGCTTCAGCCGCGGCTGCTGCGCTTTAGCGCTGCCTTCGCCGGCCTCGACGACGCGTCCGCCAACCGTAGGCTCGACGAAGCCGCATTGGAGGAGCTCACCGGGATCCTGGCGCTCGCCATTCGCGAGATTGATCCCAACGTGGAGACGGACACGCTCGACCAGTTGCCTATCCGTCCAGCCGAACTGTTCCAGGCGCTTCCCGCCGTCATGCAGGCCTGCGGCCTCGTGCTGGCGACGGCCGCCGAGGGCGCGCCCGACCCAAAAGCATAGATTTCGACGACTTCCTGGCCAGCGTGATCGACGCCCTCGGTTACGCCTGGACCTGGGAGGACGTCGAAGATCTTACCTGGCCGTGCTGGCGCGCGCTCGAGCGCCGCCTGCGCATTCATCCGCCCGTCCATTGGCTCGTCGCCGGTTTCGTCGGCTTCAAGCCGCCGACCTCCGAGCCCGAGGCCGCCGATTTCGCCGCAGCGCGCGCGAAGACCGCCTCCTGGTTCCGGTCGCCGCGGCGGTTCTTCAAATAGGGAGCCCCGATGTCCGACGGCGCCGTCTATGTCACCTTTGGCGGCGACTCCTCCGAGCTGGAGGCGTCGATGGCCTCCGCCAAGGCCGCCGTCTCCGCGATGACGCGCGAACTTGCGGCGCTGGCGCGGCAACAAGTGGCCGCTGGCTCCAGCGCCGAGACCGAGCTTGGCCAACATATGTTGGCAGTCGCCGCGCATCTCACCGAGGCGCGCGAGGCCGCGCGGTCGACGGCGTCAGCGCTGAAGGAGGTCTCGAAGCCCGACGGCGGCGAAGAGGAAAAGGAAATGCTTTTCCTGCGCATGGGGGAGTCTGTGAAAAACCTGCTCTCGCCCGTCATCGAGTTGAAGGGCCATTTCTCCGAGCTGATCGAGGTCATCGCCGCCGCGTTTGCCGTCGAGAAGATCGCCGATTGGGCGTCCGAGACGACCGAGGCGATGGAGAAGGTCGAGCAGGAGGCGCACAGGCTCGGCGTCTCGATGGAGAGCGTCCAGCAGCTCCAGGCCGTCTCGCGCCTCAGTGGCATCAGCTATGACGACATGGCGAGCCAGTTTGAGCGCATGCAGCTGCAGCTCGCGCATGTGGGGTCGGCATCGTCACCCGCTGCCGCCGCGCTGAAATCGCTCGGCGTCAGCGTCGCGGAATTTCGCGCCGCCGACGCCGCCAAGCAGCTCGACCTTTTGGCCGAGGCCTCCTCGCGCTTCGCGGACGGTGGCGGCAAAACGGCGGCCGTGGAAGCGCTACTTGGCCGCGCCGGCGCCGAGATGATCCCCGTGCTCGACAGGGGGAGGGAGGGCCTCGACGAAATGCGGGCGGCAGCCGAGCGGGCAGGCGCTGTCTTCAGCGGCGAAATGGTCGAGGCGATGGCGAAGACCCGCGAGCACATCAGCGAACTGAGCCTGGCGTGGGACGCTCTCGGCCGCAAAGCCTTCGCGGCGCTCAATCCCGCAATAGATTCGATCGTGGTTTCACTCAACCGTTTGATCGAGAGGGTATCTCAGGCCGATATCCGTGATTTTGCATTACAGATGGTCGATTTGGGAACCGCGATCCGTGTCGGCGCGGTTACCGCGCTGGAGCAACTCGACGCCACGCTCGCCGACTTCAACACCTGGTCCGACCGCGTTCAGACCATCCTCGACGCGATCGGAGCGAAGTTCGCTTGGCTCGGTGACAGAATTTCCGGGGTGACGGGGCTTCTCGGAGGGCTTTTCAACGTCGCCGGCGACAGTGGCGAGGGCGACGAATACGCGCAGGGCAAGGGCGCGAAGACGCAAGGCGGCGCCTATGGTGGCCTCTATGCGCCCGACGAACTGCAAACCATGTTTAGCCGCAATGTTCCCGACGTCATAGAAGAGAACGCTTTGAAGGCGGGCCTGGCCATCTCTAAGGCCACGTCCGATGCCAAAGCGTGGTCGGACAAGATGCGGGAATTGATCGCCCCCCGTGCCGACGCGGGTCATGGCGCGAAAGACGCGGGGGCCGAAGGCGCCGCCAAGCCGCAAGTCCCGCAGATGAATCTCGGCGGCTCCGCCGCTAAGGACGCCTCCGAAGCCGTCGTCAAAGCCTACGCGGACCAGGTGCAGGCCGCCCAGCTGGCGGCCCAGGCGATCGAGACCACGCTCGATGGCGAGCTGCAGCGCCATCAGATCACGTCGACGCAATGGCTCCAGAAATCGCTGGAGGCGCTCGACAAGGAGCAGGACGCGATCCAGGACGCCGCCGACAAGGCTTTGGCTTCCGCCGCGCTGACCTCGAACCAGAAACTCGACGTCGCTCATCGCGAAGCGGCGCAGCTCGGCGAGATCGCCCAGAAAGTCCAGCAGGACCAGAACAAGGCTGCCGAGGCAACCCAGAAGCAATGGGACTCCGCGTTCAAAGAGATCAACTACGCCTTCGACTCTCAGATTGACGGTCTCCTGCGCGGCACGACGAGCTGGGGGCAGGCGTTCCGCAATGTGCTGGCGACGCTGACGGAAGATGTGGTCAAGTTCTTCGTCAATTGGGGGCTGCAGGCGAGCGAGCGCTTCGTCGAGGACCAGGTGCAGAACGCCGCCCGCGTCGCCGGCCATGTCGCCGGCAATGCGACGATGGCGGCCTCCGATCAGGCGTCGGCGGCGGCCGGCGGCCTCGCCTGGATCGGGCAGGCGCTGAAGACGCTGGAGGCCGACGCGGCGAGCGTCTTTGGCGGCGTCTTCGCCTTCATGGCGCCGGCGCTCGGTCCGGCGGCCGCCGGGCCGGCCGCGGCCGCTTCCGGCGCGGTGCTCGCCGGCGCCGGCGCGATCGCCTCGGCCGACATCGGCATGTGGCAGGTTCCCGGCGACCAGCTCGCCATGATCCATCATAACGAGCTGATCATGCCGGCGCCCGAGGCCGGCGCCTTCCGCTCGATGCTGTCCGCCATGGTCGGCGGCGGCGGTTCCGGCGCGGGCGGCGGAGACGTGCATTATCATCACTACGGCAACATCGTCAGCAACGCCCGCGACCCGCGCCAGGTCGCCAAGGAAGTCGCGGCGCAATTCAACCGCAACCCGTCGATTCGGCCGAAATACTGATGACCGCGCCCGTCTTCCCGTTTCTCCCGGGCCTGACTTACCCGATCGCGCGTGGGGTGGGGCAGTTCAACACGACCAAGCATGTCGTCGTCTCCGGCAAGGAGACGCGCTTCGCCAACCGCACGCAGGCGCGCTATCAATATTCGCTCGACGTCTCCGGGCTCGATTCCGCCGGCCTGTTCCCGGGCCTCGGCGCGCAATCGAAACAGGCGCTCGAGGGGCTGTTTCTCGCCACTCTCGGCGGCGCGCTGATCTTCAACTATTACGATCCCGACGACGGCTTCGTCTCCGGCCAGCCGTTCGGAACCGGCGACGGCGCGACGACGGCGTTCCAGCTTTACCGCTCGACGCCGACCGGCTGGAATGACGCCGTCTATGCGCCGCTGATCGCCGCCTCGTCGCAACTGCTCGCCGGCGCCGGCGCGCAGTTCTACGCGCCGCATAACCTCATCGCCTATTCCGGCGATCTGACACAGGCGGCGTGGAGCAGGAGCAACGTCACGGTCGCCGGCGGCGTCGCCGACCCCTTCGGCGGCGTGGGCGCGCAGACCGTCACCGCCACAGCCGCCAACGCGTTTATCGACCAGTTCGCGACGGCGACGGGCGCGAACTATGTCTCCTCGCTTTGGGCGCGCCGCCGCGCCGGATCGGGGCTCGTCAAGCTCGCCGATCCCGGCCATGACGGCGCGACGACGACGCTGGCGCTGACCTCTTCCTGGCAGCGCTTTTGGATCGCCGGGCCGCCGGCCTCGGGTCATGTGTCGAGCCTGCTCAATCTCGCGACATCGGGCGACGAGGTCGACGTCTACGGCGCGCAGATCGAGCAATCTCTGATCGCGACGCCCGGGCCCTATCTAGCGACCGGCGCGGTGCCCAGCAACGGCTCGCCGCTGATTTACGTCAACGGCGCGCTCCCCGGCGCGGGGAGTTACAGCCTCAGCGCGTCGGGCGTCGTCACCTTCAATTCGCCGCCCGCGAACGGCGCGGCGCTGACCTGGACCGGCTCCTATTACTGGCCGTGCAATTTCGACGCCGACACGCTGGCGCTGTCGAACGACATGGGCGGCCTCTGGAGCGCCAAAGCCGTAAAATTCACAACCCGGGTCTATTGATGAAATCCGCCAGCCCGCAACTCGCCGCGCTGATCAATTCCGGCTATTTCTTCTCGCGCGACATCTACACGATCGCGACCAAAAGCGGCCCGGTCGTGCGGCTTACGACGGCTGATTTCGACGCGATCGACAATGCCGGCAACGTCTATTCCTGCGGTTCGATCGGCTCGG